ATGTTCAAATAAAACTTGTAACTACATCTGGTGGAGATCCAACCATAACGATGAACAGTAAGGCTGCAAATAGAAGTGGTATAATTAATTTCCAAGATAATGGAACCCAAGTGGGTCAAATTATATATAGTCACAACGGTGATGCGATGACTTTTTTAACTGGTGGTACTGGAGCTAACCACGAAGAGTTAACATTAAATGAAACTAACGGTGCAAGGTTTAGAACAAAAGTTGGTGTGGGTGTAACACCAACAACATTATTACATTTAAATGGATCAGGTGATGCTATAAGAGTAGAATCAACAAACACTGGCTCAGCTGGTGCTCAAATGGATTTATTACACTTTACAAATTCTCCAGCGGATGAAGATACTCATGGTATTATAAACATGGGTGGTTATTACACTGGAACAACATCTGTATACGGTTCACAAATAAAAAGTATATGGACTGATGTTTCAGACAGACATAGTAGATTAGAGTTTTATACTTGTGATACAACATTATCTAAAGCTATAACAATAAATCACGATAAAACAACAACTTTCCATGCTAATATACACACAGATGTAGTAAACAATTCGGCTAATTCACACAACATGATTTACAGAAGTGGTACTAACACTATTGTTGGTGGTGGTAGTTCTGCTAATAAACTTTACATAGGAGACGACGGAGATATTGGTGTTAATATATCTTCACCTGGTTTTAAATTTGACGTAGACGGTACTGGTGCATTTGGTGTTGGTAGTTATAGAACTTTTGTTTACGGTAACTCTTCTGGTAGTTTTATTGAGTTTGGTACTAATGCTGATAATGATGCTTTAGGTGTTTTAGGTACTTTTGCTAGCTCAATGATTTTTGATACAGCTCAAGGATTAGGTTTTAAATTTAGAATCAGTGGTACTGATAAAATGACATTAGACACATCTGGTAATTTTGCTGTCACTGGTACAGGAACTTTTGGAAGCTCTGTAAGTGTAACTGGTACTGTTACGGCTAGCTCAGATGTTGTAGCTTTTTCAGATGAAAGGTTAAAAAGCAACGTAGAAACATTAGATGGTTCTAAAGTTTATGATATGCGTGGTGTTAGCTTTATTAAAGATAATAAAAAGGGTAGTGGTGTTATAGCTCAAGAGTTAGAAAAAATAGCACCTGAATTAGTAAATAATGATAGTGAATTTAAATCAGTTGCTTATGGTAACATAACTGGTTATTTAATTGAGGCAATAAAAGATTTAAAACAAGAAATAGAAGAACTTAAAAAACAAATTAAATAATGACAGTACCATCATCAGGAACTTTACATATGTCTAAGTTAGCAATTGAGTGTAAACATGGAGATTACAATAGCACGTCAGGTTCACATAGTATACAGGGGCCAATATCAATGTATAACCTTATTAACGGTGGTAATACCGGTGGAGCTGTAACTTCAGGAGAGACGTACCCAGCATTAAACACAAGTGCTACTCCACACCCAGTAGATGCTGGCTTTGCGCTGTTAACAACCTTGAAAGTTAATATAGGTGGTGAAGCACCTGGCGCGTGTAATACTACTTTGCAAATGCATGATAGTAGTAGTTTAAATTCAGCTGTAACTGTTTATGTTAGATCTGATTTAGATGGTTCAGATAAAACAAACAGTACACTTTCAAAGCAAGAGCAGTATTACGAAACTACATTAACAAGTACCGTTGATGGATCTACAATAGATAGAGCTTGGGAAAGACTAGCTAAAGTTCATACTTATAACGGTCACAAGTATTACACTAATAGTTCTGGAACAACTAGATTAGCAAATGGAACATATTATATAACTTTTGCTGGGGCTAACTCAGGTGGTTTGTACACTTGTACTGGACCAGGTAATGTGTCGTTAAAAATAAAAGTTGTTATAACAAATACAACAACTACACAAACAAACGAACTAGGGAACTAATGGCACATCCAATACCATATCAATTTAGGGATTTTTACGGTTACAATAACGCAGCCTCAGCGCCAACGTTAAGTAACTTTACTATATCAAATATATTGTGGAACAACTACAGTCTAGAATGTAATATATCTAGTAATGGTGGTAGTACTGTAACCGCTCATGGTTTTGTTGTGTCAGAAACAAACACAAACCCAACAATAGGTGGTACAGGTGTAACGCAATATGCTGACACATCAATAGGCACAGTGTATTTTAGCCACTTAAATAACCAAGCAAAACCAGCCACAGATGACGCTGCTACAACATATTATGTTAAAGCTTACGCTACTAATAGTACAGGAACAACATACTCAAGTGTATCAACAGTAACAACACTTAGAAGGCCAATAACTGTTAAATATGCATTTAATAAATTTGGATCTGGAACAGTATGTAATACAACTGACGAAATGACAATATATAATGAAACTGGTAACCAAAGTGGAACAATGTTCCAGTTAGGTGATGCTATTTTTGTAAACGCTGATCCAACAGATAATGATCAAGATTTTGGTTCTTTAGCACACTGGTTCTCTGATGGAAACTGGTATAGAAGATGGGGGCAAACAAGTTGGACTAGTTCAAACGAAAGTTGTGATTAAAATATAAAATAATGAGTGTAGTAATAGAAAACGATAGAATATATATACCAAGAGATCCTGAGTGTCATAGATGTGGAGATACTATAATAATGCATAGAGATGTCACTTTATATGAAAATGAATGTGCAGACTTAGTTGCTAAAAATGGTGGTAATATATTAGAAATAGGTTTTGGATTAGGTATATCAGCTGATAAAATACAAACTTATAATCCAAATAAACACGTTATTGTTGAAATAAACGAAGATATATATAAAAAAGCATTAGAGTGGGCTGAAGATAAAAATAATGTAGAAGTTATATTAGGTGATTGGAAAACAACTATAGATAATATAACTGATAAATTTGATGGTGTTTACAACGACGCTGATAACGATTCAAACGAAGACTTAATTTTATTTTCAAGCAAAATAAAAGACAATTGTAATAATGGATGCGTATTAATACAAACTACTTGGGGTGTTAAAAATCCATTATACAAAAAAAGAAAATCATACAGTACTATAACATTAGACGACAATATAAAAAACTGGTATGATGAAGATACGTTAGACATAATTTATTTTACTTTAACCAATAATAATTGGGTATAAGTAAAAAATGTGAAAATAGCGTAATAATATAAACATAGAAATAACTTAAAAATAAAACAATGGCATTACAAGGAAAATATAACTATAAAGGTTTAGATATTTCAGAAGCTTATGTAAAAGTAGACACAGTTAATTACAATTCTTTTTACAAAGAAGAAACAGTAGAAAAAACTGCTGCTAAATACAACGAAGATGGATCAATAAAAAGCGCAGCTGTTACTGAACAACAGTGGGTTGAAACTAATTCAGGTTCATGGTCAGCTAAAGTATACAAAGACAAAGCGGCTAGAGATGCTAATCCTACAAACTTTATTACTGTAGTAAGTGGTAATATGGTGATGGCAAAAAATGCTGGAGCTAAAAATCCAGTAGTACAAGCGTATGTTGCTGTAAAAGCAATGGACGAGTACAAAGATTATACAGATGTATAATATTATTAACAATTAAATTTAAATAAAATGGAAAAAGACGTAAAAGTAGAGGACATCGCTCAAGATGTAAACAAGATTACTGATGAAGAATTAAAATCGATTCAGGAAAAAGTAGGTCAAATTAACAATTTGCAAATGCAAGTAGGTGGTTTAGAAGTTCAAAAAAATCTAGGTGTTGAACAAGTAAAGATTGTTCAGTCTGAATTACAAGAACTTCAAAATACTCTTGAAGAAAAATATGGTAAAGTTACTGTAAATCTTCAAGATGGAACTATAAAGCCTATAGAAGAAAATGAATCTGATAAGGAAGATTAGTATCGGTAAAGATTACAAGAATGAAGCTATGCACTACTCCGTAGGCCAAGAGGTTTACGGAGGGCATACGATTTCTGAAATAGTTGAAACAGATACTAAGTTTAGTATTTTTATTGAAAAAAGTGGAGATGTTTTACCTTGGAAAGATTTTAATAAAAACATGGCTATAGCGGTTGAATATAATCTAGAATATTAATGAAAGGTTTGTTTAATTTTTTAATTAAACCTAAAGGAAAAAGATACAATAACACTAATGATAAGCTTATATTAAATACTAATATATCTAATCATTTAAACGTTAATAGAAAAGCTATAGTAATAGCAACTCCTAAATCTTTAAAAACTAATATAAAAAAAGGTGATGAGATAATTGTTCATCATAATGTTTTTAGAGAGTGGTATAATCAACACGGAAAAAGATCTAATAGTAGTAATTACATAAACGATGAATTATATCATTGTCCTTTAGATCAAATATATTTATATAAAGTAAATAAACAATGGGTTGCTGTTGATGGTTTTTGCTTTGTTTATCCTATTGTAAATAAAGATAAATTTAAAAGCAATATAGAAAAGCCAAACGTTGGTATAGTTAAATACACTGATGGTGTTTTTAAAAAAGGTGATTTAGTTGGTTTTATACCCAATATAGAACATGAGTTTGTTATAGATAATGAGCTTTTGTATAAAATTAACAACAATTTTATTTCAATTAAATATGAATATCAAGGAAACGAAGAAAAATATAATCCAAGCTGGGCAAAAAGCAGTTGACGAATTAATTAAGGTAGCAAAAGAGCCTATAGTAGATTCAGAAGATGATATATCTGCTGACAGACTAAAAAATGCAGCTGCAACTAAAAAGCTAGCTATATTTGATGCGTTTGAGATATTAACTAGAATACAAGAAGAAGAAGCTATATTGAACGATAAACCTGTGGAAACTAAAAGTAGTTTTAAAGGTTTTGCAGAAAGAAGATCCAAGTAATGTATAACCAAACATTGTTTAAGGTTATTGAGCCTATAAAGATAAATACAATTAAAAGGCTTAATAAATCAAAAAAATGGAAATATGGATATAACAAAGAACATGATGTTGTTGTTATATCAAAAACTGGTGAAATTGGTGATGTGTACGAAATACAAAACTTAAAAATAGCATTACCAAAACAACCAAAAAATATACACAAATTTAAAACCAATAAATGGGAGGTAACTGAGCAGCCCAAACCACTACAACAAATAAAAACAATATTTGATTGGAAAGAATACCCAAATAACTTTAAAAGCCAATATATAGATTATATAGACGAAGAGTTTAAAAGAAGAGAAGAAGGCTTTTGGTATTACAATAAAAAAACCCCAACATATTTAACAGGAACTCACTACATGTATTTGCAATGGAGTAAAATAGATGTAGGTAAACCAGATTTTAGAGAAGCAAACAGATTATTTTATATATTCTGGGAAGCTTGCAAGGCTGATAGTAGGTGTTATGGTATGTGTTATTTAAAAAATAGACGATCTGGTTTTTCGTTTATGGCTTCTGGTGAAACAGTAAATTTAGCTACAATATCTAGTGATGCTAGATATGGTATACTTTCAAAAACTGGTCCTGACGCTAAAAAAATGTTTACTGACAAGGTTGTACCTATATCAGTAAATTATCCTTTCTTTTTTAAACCGATCCAAGATGGTATGGATCGACCTAAAACAGAATTAGCTTATAGAGTACCAGCTAGTAAATTAACTAGAAGAAAAATAGAACAAGGTAGTAGTGATGATGAACTTGAAGGTCTTGACACAACTATTGACTGGAAAAATACTGGTGATAATAGTTATGATGGTGAAAAGTTAAAACTGCTAGTACACGATGAAAGTGGTAAATGGGAAAGACCAAATAATATTTTAAATAACTGGAGAGTTACAAAAACTACACTACGATTAGGTAGTAGAATTATAGGTAAGTGTATGATGGGTTCTACAAGTAACGCATT